CTTGCACTTACAGAAGTGGTGAGGAACAGAATAGGTTGTATAATAGTAATCCTAAAGTAACCAACGCCAAGGCAGGACAAAGCCCTCACAATTACAATCCCTCTTTCGCTTTTGATATTGGGTTTATCGGAACGGATAAGAAAATGGATTGGAGCCCAAGACTATTTACAAACTTTGCTAATTGTGTAAAGTCAGTTAGTGATGTTACAGATTGGGGAGGTGATTGGCTTAAATTCAAAGACGCTCCACATTTCGAACTAAAAAAATGGAAAACTTATTTACCTAAAAAATAATGAAAGCTATATTCACAAAATTATTTGCATCACTCGACAATCACTCGCTAGGATATTCTGGCAGGAAGTTGACCGCATTATTTTCAATCCTAATGGGTGCTTACATTACTTGTGCTAAATTACCTATTGATGCTTATTTACACGCCCTATATGCTTGGCAAGTACTTTGTATGCTATGTTTAGGAATTGTGACTGTAGAGCAAATTATTAAGTTTAAAAACGGAGGCTCATCGGATAAACAAACCTCCAATGAAACCAATACCTAAACCTATTGCACCTCCTTGGAATAAACCTTTACGATATTTTCGTTTTCCGTTTTTAATTTCATCACGAATGGTTTGCTTTAACGAAACCTCATTTATACTATCAACACCTAGTTGGTAGTTTTTTATATCAATAATATCTTGTTGGTTGTTGGTGACTGAAATTAGGTTTGCAATTTGCTTAACCTGGTTATCAATTATAAATTCGTTTGCTGAATCCACTTTTGCACATTGGTTGTATAATGTTACAAGTGATTTGATGCAGGCAGTATCTGCTATCAGTAAACTATCATAAACGTAAATCTTTTTATAAACTACCTTTGATTTAGTTTTGTTCAATTCAAATAAACTATCTCGCAAGGCCTTGTTGTTTTCCTGCAGGATTTTATTAGCAGAATCTTTATCCTTTACAATTTCATTTAATGGATTAGTATTTTCTATTGGACCAGTAAGACCTTTTGGGTTACGATTGCAATATGCAAGAGCGAAAATTATTAGTCCTAAAATGATTGCACCTAAAATGATTTGTTTGATTTGTTTTTTCATAGGGTTATATATTTATTAATTGTTTTATCATTCTTATAGTAGTATCAGACGTCAACTCATCTGGAACCGTCCTTATTATACGGAAACCCATAATGGTTGCACTATTATATTTTTCCATATCCTTTATAAATCCAGTCCCTCTTGTATGGCGGCCTCCAGTCCAAACACCGCCCTCCACTTCCAAGGCAAACTTATTTTGCTGCCAGTAGTAGTCGAACCGCCATTTGCGAGTGGGATGGAACTGATACTCAGCAATAGGTAAAGGAATATTATTTGCTTTCAATACCTTTAAAAAGGCGGTCTGACTGGCAATTTTCTTATTTAAAGCTATTTGCTGCTTTGGGCTTAGGGCTTTCACCCGATAAATGTAAGAAAACTTGTCTATATTTTTACGCCACTTGTCGAAGAAATACCCAAACTCGTCTAATTTCTCACTTTTATTTAAAATAAAGTATTGGTTATCAAGAAAATGTCTATACATTTGTATATGCAAAACAAGGTAAATAAGATGATAACAATAACTGTAAAAGTAAGCCAGTATAATAATAGTACTGCAGAGGTAAAAGTAGAAAAAGAATTATTCTGGTCCAATGGCATACCATATACTTTAGAGGACTATGTAATATTTAACGAAAGTAAAAACAAATAATATAAACCCTAAAAACAAAAAAAATGAAAAAAACGTTTGAGTTCACAAAAAAAATCGAGGTAACATTACCTCACTACAGAAAAAACAACTTTTATTTTTACAAAATAATATCGGAAGATGGATATGGAATAAATGTTGGAATTTTGCCAGATGGTGCAAATATGTTTGCTAAAGTTGAATTTGAAAAACAATACCCACAAGTGGTTTTTTCAGACAAAACAGAAGAAATTACTGCAGAAGAATTTAACGAGGCATTTGCAAATGCTCTAGTATTAATCCAATCTAAAAACGTATAAGACAATGGGAAATATGAGTTACTGCAGATTTCAAAATACCTTTACGGATTTAAGGGACTGCCAGGTTGCGTTGGAAGAAATAGATAATGATTTAGACGAACTTTCTCCAGACGAAAAAAGATATGCTAAGCGCCTTATCGAAATTTGCCGAGAAATATCACAAGAATTTGATGGAATAGAAATAGATTAATAACCATAAAAAATAAGACAATGAAAAAGTTTAACAAGTATTCAGAAAACCTAAGACACGATGATAATTTTATTTACAGTTATGATACCAAGGTTGCAGAAATCAAAGGTAGTGAACTGGTAGAATTAGGAAAGTGGAGTATGACAACTACAAAGCATATTAATTACGCTACAAAGGAATTAAATTTAAAATTAATAAAATGGCACAATTAAACATAAGACTTCCGAAAGGAATAGACGAGGCTGCAGTAAAAAAGAAGTTGAAAACTGCAGCTGAAAAAAAAGGAGTATCAGCAAATAAACTATTAGTAAATTTTATCCTAAAAACAATCAAATGAGATACCTTATACCTGCAATAGTACTTGGAGTACTAATATACATCGGAACAAAAATATACGCTGAAATGTCAGATAATCAAAAGGAAATCGCTTTTAGAGTAATATTATTTTTAATCGGAATAGTACTAGGTTTAATAATCTTCGCTAACAATATCTAATATGAAATATACATCAGCCATAGAGTCAAAAGAAATCGAAAGCAGGATATCAGTACTGGAAAGATATATCATAATGCAAAAGCTTGGTTCAAGTTCTAATGAGTTTCTGGAAATGGAACGGCTAACCAGAAAACTTTTAAATGTAACAAAGCCAATCGAAAAGCATCCTGCCACAAACACAAATCAAAATCAATTTTAATTAATATAAACCAAAAACAAAAAACAAAAAAAATGGGAACATTAGCAACAATTTCAATCGACTTAAACAAGTTAGACAAAACAAAAATCGTAATGGGTAAAAACGGAGGTAAGTATTACAACCTAAATTTATCGGTGAATGAAAACAGTGATAATTATGGAAATAATATTTCAGTAATGGAACCTCAGACGGAGGAAGAACGCAAGGCAGGAAAACCAAAAACGTATTATGGTAATGGTAAAGTATTTTGGACGGACGGAAAAATAGCAGTCGCTAAGAAGAATGAAATCCAAAAGCAACACGAGGCCAACCAAAACAATACTGCAGCTGCAGATATGGATGATTTACCTTTCTAATCAAAATTAAAAAGACAAACAATGGAAACGAAACCTAAAAATTTATACCAAAAGTTAATGGTAATCCAGAACAAAGTTAATGGATTGGGTAAAGATAAATCTACTCACTCGTACCAATATGTTACTGGCAGCAAAGTACTATCAGAAATCAAACCTGCAATGAATGAACTTGGTTTAATTTTAAAACAAGAAATCATCAGTATTGAAAACGTAAGGCAGGATTATACCTTAAAATCTGGAAGTGGAAAATCTGAAATACTAAGTAAAGTGATGATGCAGTTTACTTGGATTGATAGTGAGACTGGAGAAAAGGACGTCAACAGTTTTGGTGCAAACGGACAGAACGATTGGGATAAGGGTATCGGTTCCGCTTTAACCTATGCTGAAAGATATTTTTTACTAAAGTACTTTCACATAGCAACCGATGAGGATGATATCGATAACGATGAAAGAAAAGCAAAAAACGATGAAACCGAAAAGGTAAATGGATTAATTAACGAGGCAACCGATTTATCTGAATTAATAGTAGTTTGGAATAGCTTAACTAAATACCAAAAAAACCTGCCTACCGTTAACGACTTTAAAGAAAGTAAAAAATTAGAATTACAATCCAATGAAAAATCAAATTAAAAAATCAGTAATTGAGCATCTGCAGCGAGTAGGAAAAGCAGAACTATTTAATCTAATAGACTTTAACTATTATTACAGAAAGATTACTGGAGGCAAAGGCAATTTTAATACAAAAATCCTGCCAATGGTAATCGCATCACATTTTAAACACAACGAAATATAAACCCTAAAAACAAAAACGATGAACATTTATCAAATCGAAAATGAGTACCAATTATTGATAAGCGCAATAATTGAAAACGGTGGAGAAATTACCGATGAACAACAACTACAGTTGACTATAAATGAGGAACAATTACAAACTAAGGCCACAAACTATGCATTTGTAATTAAGCAAATCAAAGACAGAATAACTGCCAGAAAAATGTATATGGATAAGTTGAAAAAGGACAATGGTACGGACGAAAATTTAATCGAAAGATTAGAGAATACTATTGAAACTGCAATGAAATTATACGAAAAGGAATTAATCCAAACGCCTTTTGTAAAAATCAGTTTCAGAAAAAATCCCGATTCAGTAGTTGTCGAAGATATCAATGCTTTACCTGCAGAGTACAAAAGAGTTGTAGTAACTGAAAGTGCTATCAAAGATAAAATCAAAGAAGATCTTAAAGCAGGAATTGAAATTAAAGGTTGCAGTCTATCATCTAGTAAATCACTTCAAATTAAATAATATGAAACCGAACGAAACACAACTGGAAAAAGTCAGAAATCATCTTATGAAGTATAAAACTATAACCTCTTGGGAGGCTATTATGAAATACAAAATAACCAGGTTATCTCAATACATTCTAATCCTAAGGCAATCTGGCCTTGGGATTAAATCCGAAAGAATGCAAAAAGATAAAGTTTGGTATGTAAAATATAAATTACAGTAAGAAAATGGCAAAGGACGTATATTATTTTAGCCACGATGCTAATAGTCAAGACGACCCGAAATGTATGGTTTTAATCGACCAACTAGGTATGGAGGGTTACGGAATATTTTGGGCTTTGATTGAGAAACTGAGAAGTGCATCTGGATATAAACTGCCAGTATCAATTTCTGGCTCATTATCCAAGCGTTGGGGAACGTCAAAAGAGAAAGTGCAGGCAGTAATCGAAAACTATAATTTGTTTCAGCTGACGGAAGATAACGACTTTTTTAGCGAAAGGCTGATACATTCAATGGAACTAAAAAGCCTAAAAGCCAGAGAATCAGCTAATAAGCGTTGGAATAAAGATGCGAACGCAATGCAACCGTATGCGAACGCATTGCAATCGCATACGAACGCAATGCGAACGGATGCTATAAAAGGAAAGGAAAGTAAAGGAAAGGAAAGTAAAGGAAATAATATATTAGAACGAAAACTATCGTTTTCCGAAACCCTAAAACCTTTTTTAAATAATCCATACAGTAAGGAAATGTTAAACGATTTTTACCTATATTGGACTGAGACAACCAGGTCGGGGAATAAGTTTAGGCAGGAACTACAAACTACTTGGGATATTAGCAGAAGATTAAGCACTTGGTCCAATAACAATTTCGGAAACAAAAAGACTGCAGAAAACGAAAACTCAATCACTAAAATTAAAATAGGGAAACAATGCTAACATTAAAAACAAAAAACCTACAAACTTTGCCCGAGAGCGAAGATATTGAACGGGCGGTATTGGGAGCCATTATTTTAGAATCAGAGTGTCTCGTGTCAATTATTACAGAATTAGACACTAAATTATTCTATCACGACTACACAAACCTAGTTTGCAAGGCAATTTTGGAATTATACCAGAAAAATGGCAGGATTGATGGCTTGACCGTAAGCCAACAATTAAAACTAAACGGTGACCTGGAAACTGTCGGTGGAGGTAGAGGGGTGATGGCCTTAACAGATAAAATTGCAAGTTCTGCAAATATTGAAACGTACGTAAGGCTCCTGCAGGAAATGTATCTCAAAAGGGAAACCATAACCCTATGCAAAAAAACAATAGCAACCGCAATGGAACACGGAGCAGATGCATTTCACGTTGTAGGTGAACTGGTTTCTAAACTGGAAAACACACAAAACAGACTAATCACTAAGGATTTTGAAACCATTGGCTCAATGGCAAGCGAGTACTTGCAGGAACTAGAGGCCAAGCGTTCTGGAACGGTAAGCCAAGGTATCGGGTTTGGATTACAAAAAATTGACAGATACTACCAAATGAATCCAACTGACTTAATAATTTTGGCTGCCAGACCTGCAATGGGTAAAACCGCCCTAATCTTAAAAGTTGCTCGTAACGCTGCTATAAATTTAAACAAGGCGGTCGGGTTTTTCTCACTCGAAATGTCAAGTAAACAACTACTGCAAAGGGTGGCATCTGCAGAATGTCTTATAAACTCGGAACTGTTACACAATGGAAAAGGATTGACAGATGAAAACATAAATACAGTTTACCGAAAACTACACGAGTTGACGAAAACCAAATTATTTATCGATGATACTGGAGGCCTCAACATACACGACCTTAGAAACCGAGCAAAAAAGTTGGTATCTGAAAATAAAGTTGAACTGATTATTGTTGACTACCTGCAGTTAATTACTGCCAATGAGTTTAAGAACGATAAAACAAACCAAATATCTTTCATATCTGGAAAACTAAAGCAGATTGCCAAGGAACTAAATGTGCCAGTAATAGCACTAAGCCAATTAAGCAGGTCTGTAGATAGCAGACCGAAAGGGGAAAAGATGCCAAGGCTTTCAGATCTTAGGGATTCTGGAGCAATCGAACAAGATGCCGATGCAGTAATGTTTATTTGCCGACCAGAATACTACAAAGAGGATTCAATCGACCTTGGTAATGAGCAAATCAGTTCTAAAGGCAAAGCCATAATCGACTTAGCAAAAAACAGACACGGTTCCCTGCTAACTGATATTTTTAACTTCGAGGGACAATACACGGACTTTTACGATTAATAACTAAAACAAAAAATTATGCAACTAATAATAATGAATTACAGAATACCTGCAGTATTTATAAAGGAAATGAGTATTGACGAAATAAATGAGTTTGTGGAATCGGAAGAACTTTTTGATAACGATGGAAACAACATATACAATTCCGACTGCCATTATATGGTATCAACTGAATCTATTGAAATCGAATACTTAAATTAATAACCTAAAAACTAAAAAGATGAATAACTACCTAGTAAAATTTAATGGAAGATTGGTACATTCGCAAGGCGTTTGTCAAGATTACAGTATAAATGTATCTGCAGAAAACGAAACGGAGGCAGAGCAAATATTATACAAAACTTACGAACACATAATGCGGTTGAAAATAGTACTGCAGTTATACAAAGTTGTTAGGGTGATGGAAAAGACTGGCAACAAAAAGTTAATTGAAAAAGATTTAACTTTGTATGAGGCTCAAAGGTATGTGATGAGATTTAAAACCACTCCATCAAAAATGTACTGCTTTTACAAACAAAATTACTAGGATGCAGACAACACTATTCGAAATACCGGCAATACAGAAACCGTTTAAACACAAAGCCAGAGGAAATATTTACACGGATAAAATTTGGAATGAGTTAGATATCCATACCAAAATAAATATCAAAGTGGCTTACGGATATGGTTATGACTTGAAACCGAACTACCTAATCATTAACCAAGTATTTGAATGTGGATTGGATATGTACTGCCTAACAAATAAAGAGTCAAAACATAAGGGGTTTATGTGTTACTGGGATGCCCCTCCAGAATTAAAACCAATATGAAATTACGGATAACGTTTGGGTATTTGTGCAAGTTTTGCCATTAACATTTGTCCTTTGAATCGAGCATTGTGCAAGGCAAAACCTGACACAAATACCTTGTTAGTAGCAGTAGCTTCCACAAATGTTCATTCGGAGCAATAAACCTTTTTTCTTAAAACTTTTAGGGAGGGTTTAAAAATCTTTCTTAATCAATATCAATGAGTTATGAAAATAAGTGAAAATAAATTTGTAGAAGTGAAACTATTGTGTTACATTTGTGGTATAAATAACAAACATTAAAAAATTAAGGTTATGAAAGATTTAATAATAAAAGCACTAAATGATGCTTATGCTAAGTTTGACAAAACTATACCGCAAACAAAAAAAAATGCAAAGTTTATTAGTATATCTGATGTTACTCCATCTGATATTGTTCAATTTATGAAAGACAACAACATACCTAATGATGCGGTATTTGGTGGTGCAGATAATGGATATGATGCTTGGAATGATATTGGTTTGTGTTGGGATATAGATATACCAACAACAGATAATGATAAAATAAAATTTAAAAGAGGTAAATTTTCAACAACAGCTTTCAAATTTGTTTTTGATGTACTTACAGCAAATGGATATAAACGAGTTGGATTTAATTCAGGTTTACTGAAACAATTTGATGATACATCAGTGTATGATATGTATATCAATGATGACTATGATAGACTTGTAGCGTATTACTCTTTACCCTTTACTAAATTAATATAAAATGGCATACGAAACATTAACATTCCGACCAAGTAAAGAGAATAGCGAACTCCTTGTTCATTTGGCTGAACTTGCAAAACAAGACAACCGAAAGTTGAATAACTATATTGAAACAATTTTACTTAATTGGATTAAAAATAATCCTGTTAATCTTCCTGTGGGTGGGCAAAAAAGTTTTAAGAAAAAAAGATAGTGAAGCACAAATGTTTAATCGGAACTACGGCTATTGCTACTAACGTTCCCACGCTTGGCGAAGTGGCGGACTTTGGAAACGAAATCTGTCTGCCTTGCACTAAACTTGAATTGAAAACGAAAATGATTATTAACCGAGAACCCGCCATTTTGCCAAACGTGTGTTAGTGGCTGGGCTTCTCACAAAACTAAAAAAATGGAACAAATTTATTATTGGATTGGATTGTCAGTTTTTTGGCTTTCTGCCACAATTGGAAGTGTAATTATAGTGGGCTATTTATTAAAAGAATTGCTTGACTACTTAGGAAAAAAATTTAAAATATTATGGGTAATGGTAGAATTTGCCCACTACAAAAAAGAGTTTATAGAATGGGTAAAAGACAAAAAACGCCATCCGAAGTCGCAATAGCCTTGCCACTAACGGTTTGCAGCTAATAAATCGTTTGTAAACCACATTTGGCATATTAACAGCTATGCCAAATGTTTATTAGGTGCTGTTATAGCCAGTACGGTTTAATTAGTAGGAACTTTAATCGAAGAAATAAAAAAAGAATTTAAAAAATGAGCGAGGGACAAATAGAATTATCATTTTGGGTTACGAATGTTGATGCTAAAATAGAAGCATTTAAGAACCGAGAAGCAAAAGCAAAAAACACTTTTGTATTATCTGAAATTGACAAAGCAGTTGCATATAAATTTATAGCACAATACCATTATTTGAAAGATGCTAAATTTTTTGCTAAATACTGCTACGGAATTTTTATAGATAATGTTTTGGTTGGATGTGCAACTTACTCAAACCCACAGGGGATAGTAGCAATGAAAAGTTGGTTTGGACTTGAAAACGATAATCAAGACGTATTGGAATTGAGCCGACTTTGTATGTTGCCAAAGTTAAACGGAACAAATGCCACAAGCTACCTACTTGGTAACTCATTGAGATTATTAAAATCAAAACAAGTAAAAGCTGTGATAACTTTGGCAGATGATTCAAGGCACGTTGGCTCAATTTATCAAGTCTGTAATTTTAAATACTATGGTTTGACTGATAAGAAAACAGACTTTTATACAGCCGATGGAAGAATAAACCCAAGAGGACAAACGAAAGATATAAAAGGGGTTTGGCTACCAAGAACGCAAAAGCATAGATATTGCTACACACTTGATGAAAGTTTGATTTGCTTACTAAAAGAACAACCAAAACCAAATATAGGAATGATAAACAATTACGAATGTTGCAACCAAACTAATAAAGTGTTTGATAAACGGAATAAGGAATGGTATAGTTGCCCAAAATGCACTAATTCTATTTCTCTTTTAGGTGTGGAGGAAAATTTTTTAAATTCTTTTTCTAACGAAAGTTCAATCGAAGCACAAAAGTAGTATTGGCTATAACGTTTTCGGGCTTGGCGAAGTTGCCGAACCGAAAAGCTAAATAGAAGTACAAATGTTTAAAATTAAGAACGAATGTTGATAGAAGAACAAAACGGCAATTTTGCCAAACCCGTGTTAGGTGCAGTGCCTTTTTTGAACGAGATTGTTAATATGGACTGGAAAGAAGCCATTAAGCAAGTTTCAGATAAAAGCATTGATTTGGTCGTAACAGACCCACCTTACGGAATGAA